CACCCCAACGCGAGGCGCACTCCTGCACAAAGTCCAAAGTCTCAGGCATCTCGCGCCCAGTGTTGGCGAAGGTCACCTGACATCGATCTGGCAGGTCACCATTAGCCTCAAGTATCTGATGCAGCATATAGGCGCTTGTGCGGCCACCACTGAAGCTGATCTGCACATTGCCGTCTGGCAAAACATAACAATCAGTCGCCATCGCCATCTATCTCCACAATGCTAGCCTTCGGCCCCGTAATATTAATCCCTATCATGCTCGGCTTCGAGCTGTTCGCGTCCGGCTCCAACAAGCCGCGATGCTTCGCAAGCAACCGCAACGCCGACAACTTGTCGTGCATCTCAACTTCAATCACATTCCCAAACTGATTCGGCGTTACCTTCACCTTCTTCACACTGCGCTTGGCCCTGGCCGGCAACTCATCACTCGGCGTCAACGTCACCTGGCCCATCGCATCCCACTGAATAACATCAGTGGCCTCGCCAGACGCAATCGCCTCCAGCTCCTGCACAACCGCCTCGCGGCGCTCCGCTTCCCGCGCCTCCAAATCAACACGCCGCTGCCTAACCGTTGGTCTTTTGTCGCTCATGCAAACACTCCGATCCTGTCGCCGCATACCCCGCCAGATCTACCCAGCTATCCTGATGGTCCGCGTTCTCAGCCAGCCGCGAAATCTTCATCGCCGCCAAACACAACGCAACCTGCTCCGGCGTAAACTCTACACCCATGATCGCCGTCCACATAACAGCAATCCTCTCATGGTTCTGCCAGGGCGTACCATACGCCTCACCGCGCTGCTGCACCGCAACCATCGCTGCCTCTAACAAATCAAGTCTGTTCATCATCACACCTACACTATCCAATTAATCCTCGGCTTCAACTTGAGACTGCCAAGCGGCTTGTCCCAAACAAACCACGCATAAGCCGTCGTGCCAGTCGATGTCGGCTCACCATCGCCGCGCCATATCGTCAGACGCTGGCTAAATACATGCACCCTGGCCGGCGGGTGGTTCGCAAACAACCGCTCGTGCCGGCCAACGCCCTCCAAAAAACTTAGACGCAACAACCAGGCATGGTGCGTAACGCCAATATCAATAGCGTGTCGGATGAACTGCTCGGCCAACTTATAGGGCGGGTTGGTCACCAAGGTGGTCACAGGGCCATGCACCTCCGGCAGGCTCGTCTCCATCAAGAAGTCCACGCCAGACTTGCAATAGCCGTAGTCGTTCAAGTCCGACGCAACAACCGCGTGGCCATGCTGGGTCAGAACCTCGGCCAAAGCGCCGTCACCGGCAGCAGGCTCCCAGATGATGCCACTGAACCGCTCAACCCCTAACAGCTTGTGCGTGGCTTCGGGCGGCGTCGGATACCAATCGTCCTTGTGCCTGTTCATTGCGCGCGCCTGTTGTGACGAAAATTTTGTGTGAGACCCCTATAGATATAGAGAGAGGGGCAGGGGGCAAGGGGTCGTCGCTGGCCTGTGGCCCACCGCAGAAGTGAATCTGTGCCGGCTGTACAAAAGCAAACCAGCGTATGCGTCGCGCTACGCATCTGCCAGGCTCCGCGCTACGTCAGCAAGGGCCGGCACCCCTGCCCTCTTGGCAAGAGCTGCGCTGCACACAGCCAGCGTCTGCGCATGCACAGCCTCTGCGGTGTAGCCCTCAACAGCCAGACGGTGTGCCTGCGTGATCTCGTTGTCGAACAGGCGCACCTGGCCTGTCGCCTGCTGCACTGCGCGGATGTAGTGGTGACAGATCTCTGCCGCTGTTAACTGGATTTCGGTTGACAAGCTGCCGGCCTGGCCGCCCAAGCCTTGCGTGTAAGAGAGCGATTGTCTATCCCCCAGACCCCCTGTTCCTTCCGGCATATCGTCATCTTGATCACGCACGAGCTGTAGTGGCTTGGCAATGTGTACATCCTCAAACGTGGGCAGTGGCTCGTCACCATCCCACAGCACTTGGTATCTGTTGCTCTTCCAGCCTGTCACGGTCTCTTGGTAATCCTTTGGCTGTAGCTGTCTGACGTACTTGTAACGCTTCAGCCGCTTCATGGCATCATGTACACTCTTTCGCTCTGCGTAGCCGCTGACCTCACACAGTGTGACCATTGACGGCCAGCACACACCGGCTCTGTTGGTGAACGCACACAGCGCACCCAGGACACGCAGCTCACGTTCTTTGAGCTGGCGGTCAGCAAACGCTCTCATTGGCATGACTGACCAGGGTCGTTTGTTTTCAGAAAGGGATAGTGTCATTGAGGATCTCATCCATGTCTGTCTTTGGTTTGATGTCTTCGATCACGGCACCTGGGAATGTATCTTTGACGATCTCAAGCAATGGTGCTTTGTCTGCTGCCATCTTGGCAATCATCATTGCCAGCTCTTCTGCTGAGTACACGACCAGGTCACGGTTCTCTCTTTTGACCTTTGCCACATCGTAGCTTGTCCTGACGACGGCCAGCACTTTGCCATCAGGCATGACGGCTTCGATGTAGTCACCTGACAGTGGCTCGTGTCCATTGTTGATTGCAGCTTGCTCTAGTGCAGCCAGCCCTCTCTTTGTGACATCGACCTGGTGTTCCACATCGACGCGGTCATCGATAGCTTTGTTGAGCTTATCCATCTGCGCCTCGAACCTTTCACGCAGATTCTGACCTGCAAGCCACGGCAATCTATCCACGCCCCACTTCATCTCCATCTTGGTCACTGCTTCATCGTAATCATGTAACGCCTGTTGCATTCGACGCTCGGCAGCTTCACTTGGCGCAAGATACGCCTTGCTAGGTTTCTTTGGTCTCTTCGCCATTCTATCCTCCAGGTGTGATGTGATCACTATGTGATGAGGTGATCCCTTATAGGGGATCACATCACACACATATGTGATGGTCGCATGTGATCACTATGTGATAGGTATGTGATGACACTATATCTCATCACACATTTCCCGCTATCTCTTTGTTATTCCATACTTTGCCCCCATCAATGACGATCACACCCTTATCTTGCAGGCCAGCTCTGGCATCTCTGCGCTGTGCGGCGGTCAGATCTGGCGCTTTTTGCTTGTGCAGATCGTGCCATCTATCGACTGACATCTGCGTCGCCTGCATGTCCACCAGGCCGTTCCTGAGCGCCTGTAGGGCGATCAACTGCCGCTCTGACAGTTTGGCCCCTCTCTTCTTCTCAGCGGCCTCTGTGGGCAGCAGGATGGCGCTGCTGTCATCGATGAGCTGTATGGGTGTCAGCTCGTAGGTTGTGTCTGGTGCCGGCTCTGCATCCTTTTGCTTGGTCACCTTCAGGGTGACTGTCGCCTCTGATGCTGTCATCTCCAGGACTGAATCCGCTAATCCCGCAAGGGAACTACTGCCGCGCATTCCTCTGGCTGCGTCCTTGCCGCTGTGGTGGACAGCCAGGACGGCGCACTTGGCGTGTCGTTGTATGACGCCGCACATCTCACCGAACTGGCCCATCGCTGTTGCGTCGTTCTCATCAGACCCTGTGCTGGCGAGTGTCCTGGCGACTGTGTCGATGACGATCATGCTGAACTGCACCTTGAACGCATCGATGGTACGCAGCAGCTTCTCCAGGTCTGGCTCTTCAAGTAATTTCACAGCCATTGGCAGCACATGAAAATCTGTGACGCCGTGCGTGTCGTAGTGCGCTTGCCAAGCCCTGACCCTTTTGCCCAATCCCCCGACTCCCTCTGCGGCCAGGTAAAGTACAGCGTTTTGTTTTGTGACCTTGTCGTGCCACGGCTTGCCGTAGGCCACTGACAGGGCAATGTCGATCGACATGAAGCTCTTGCCTATGCCTGGTGCGCCGTACAGCACAGCAAAGCCGTGCGCTGTCAGCAGGCCGTCCACCAGCCACTCGACTGGCGGCATGTTTCTGAGGTAGTCGATGCTGTATGTCTCGAACACATCTGGCTTGTCTTCAGGCTCTGCTGGCTCTGGCTCCACCGCTATGGGCGTTGCAGCCTTCACCAGCTCCATGAGCTGCTGTGTGTTGCCGCCCTTGAACAGCCAGTCCACCACATCGTCCTTGTCATCGCCTGGCAGGTCCACGCGCTTGATGGCCTTGGCTGTGCCGTAGAGCTGGCTGATGACCACATCTGCATGCGCCCTGCCGGCATCGTCATTGTCGGGCAGCACGATCACGTTGCGGCCTTTGAAATATTGGTTCAGCTCCGGCTTCCAGTTTTTTGAACCGCCGTGGTTGGTACTGGCCACCAGGCCCAACAGGTTGAGCCGCTCGGCTGCCTTCTCGCCTTCCACAATGAAGATAGGCGCGTCTGGGTTCTGGATTATGCCGACCAGGTTGTATGGCAGAGCCTCGACGCCTTGCAGGTTATAGAGCCACCCGCCCTTATCATCTGGCCGGCGCTGCCTGAAGGTCTTTGGCTCGAACCGCTGCACCTGGTAGCGCAGGACGCCGTCGCTGTCATAGTAGTCGTATTGCTTTGCCAGGTACTTGGCCGGCGTCAGTGCCTTCTCTTGCTGCGGTGCAATGCCGAACTTTTCCTGCAACACCTGGCTGATGCTGCCATTGAGGCTTGCCGGCTCATTGAGGCGCACCAAATCTATCACGCCCCCGCCCGTGTTGGATTCATGGCAATACCAGGTGCCGGTTTTTAGGCTGACGCTGAAACTGCCGTGTGTGCCGAAGCGCAGCTCTGTTCCCCTTGAGAGCTGCTTGTTGGGTTCGCCCTTGTAGTGTCGGGCCACCTCTTCGATGTAACTTGCAATGTTGTTCATGTGCTTCCCCATTTCCCTGTTGATGTTGGGCGGCAGGGATAGGGAAGACCCTGCCGCCCTCACGCACTAGAACAGATCGCTGCCAGCCGCAGGAGGTTGTTGCGGTGCAGGCTCTGCCTGTGCGGTCTCAGCCGCTGGGGATGCGGCATTGAAAGCCTCGCGGTCAATCCACTGAGTGATCGGCGCGAACTTGGGTGCCTTGAAAACCAGCTCACCCTTCGGCGTATTGATTGTGACGCGCTGTGCGCCTTCGATGGTGACGACTGGCACCTTGCCCTGGTTGGCATCCTTGCCGCGCAGATAGTCGTCGTGCAGCTCGTTCATGGCCTTCTTGACCACCTTGGAGCTGCTGCTCCACTCTCTCACGCCCAGCTCTTTGTTATAGACGCGGATGCGGAAGCCCTCCTGGTGTTCTACGCTTGGCCGTGCCGGCTTTGCCTCACCCAGGCCCACCATCTGAAAGTCTACGCCGTTGGCGAATGAAACCCACCCGACCTGGACGCCCTCCATGTCCATAGCCACGCTGATCGGGAACGGCATCTCGGCATCCCGCTTTGACCAGGTGCCGTCTGACTGCTGTTCACGCTCTTGCCTGATGAAGTCACCAGACTGCGCGCTGTACTTGATGATGGGAAGAAAGTCGCCCCCACTTGTGGAAGCCTCTGAAAAACCTAACGCCATTGTTTACTCCTTAACGTCAACGGTTGATGGGTGGCCTTGTGCCTCTGCCAGCTTGATGCTGTAGAGGATTCGTGCCGCCACCTGTGGCACGATACTGTTTCCTAGTTGTTTAAGTCGGTGTACCCGACCGGGTATCCCATTAGCCACTCGACCCACGCTGGGTTCAGGCTGCCACCAGCGTGTGTCGCGAGGGTCACGCTGTTCCGCGCCAACTCTGCTGGGCTGCTGCCGTTGTCCTTGTAGTCTCTGGCTGTTGGCGTCGGCCACATCTTCACCTCGCTGGACAGCATCCTCTGCCCCGCCGTGTCCATGTTCTTGTGATCTGCCGCTTGCGGTGTCGGCCACATTTTCACATCGTCCCGCAGGCTCTTGTTCTGCCCCCTGCCTGTCGTCCCCACGCTGTCCGCTGCCGATGGCGTGGCCCACAATCCAGACCCTGTCTCGTCTGTGCGGGGCATCTGCGGCGACAGCCGGTATAACGTAGCACCGGCTGGAGTAGCCTGCGCCTTCCAAGTCAGATAGCACCGTGTCGAGGCCCATAGTGATGTGGCCAGCAACATTCTCTCCAATGACCCAGCGGGGCCGGACAGCTTCGACAACCCTAAGCATTTCCGGCCAGAGGTGTCGGTCATCTTTATCGCCTCGTCTGACCCCGGCAAGGCTAAAGGGCTGGCAAGGATATCCGCCGCAAACAATGTCAACTGATCCTCTGAACCGCTCTGCGTCATCTGCAAGCTCCCTGATATCCCCGATGATCTCTGTGTCTGGCCAGTGCTTCCGCAAGACCTTCTGCGCGTGTTCATCATATTCACAGAACGCGACAGTCTCATAGCCGCCGACCAGCTTCTCGCCAGCGTAGCTGAAGCCCCCAATGCCGGCAAACAGGTCAAGCATCCGCAGCATGTGTAAGCACCTCGCGAATCAGTGTCATGGCAGTGTGCGTGTCCATCTCGACGGCATAGCCCCAGTCGAGCTGTGGATCGTCACGCATGCTGTGATTGCCATGTGGGTGTCCCAGGTTGATCAGCACCTGTGCCGGCACACGCCAGCGCCACGGCGCTCTGTCGTATTTGTAGACCAGCAGTGGCTGCTTGCCTGCCGCAGTTGCAGCCTTGCAGACCTGGTCCCACCAGGCCGGCTTCG